GGATTTTATATGCTTGATAAGACCATACCAGCTGACGTTATACCCTTCTTATACCTTTACATGCAGCAACTGATACGAGCACATGCAGTCGCCATCGACTAAAGTGTGATGTGTGTAGCATATATAAGTCACTCTTTGTGTTAAACTTATATTGCTACCTATTGTAGTCATCATTGTTTTTCCATTTGTTTACCCTGGTATATTTACCAGGGTTTGTTTTTGCTCCGTATTTATTGGTCTATAATATAAGAAAATACTATACAGGAGCTATCATGATTACTAAACTCATCAATGCATTTAAACGCAAGAATTATCGGCTGTACGATACCGGCGACTACAACGTTAATCTGTTCGGTATACGCAATACAGTAGATAAGGATTCTAATGCCTTCAATGATACGTTAGGTATTTTATATACCATTCGTGGTGAGTTCCGGTTATTTACATGTGCGGGAACTACAGACCCAGGTACTGTATCACGTACATGTCCTGTCAACCCTGCGGGAACTGCGATACTGCCTTTGGGTCAATACGTCAAGGCTTTCAAGTTAGGGTTCCATAAGGGTAAGTATCCAGCTCTGGTACAAAACGTTCCATTACCACTGTACAGGGATAACAACAAAGACGGCAAGCTTGACTTTACCAACCTGCAGGAACCGGCAATGTGCGGTATTAACTTCCATAGGGCTAATGCCAACCATACATCGGTGCAGGTTGACTCGTGGTCGGCAGGCTGTCAGGTCGTTGCAAACCCTATAGACTTTGGCAAGATAATGCAGATTATCTATGAGTCTGCAGCCCGTTATGGTGATAAGTTTACGTACACTCTATTTAGTGATAAGGACGTGTATTAGGAGAACTGATGGATATCGAGTTTTTTACTAATGTAATATGGTATGCATCAGGGGGGCTATTGTGTACTGTTACATCATTTTTTGCAATTGGTTGGCGTAGTTCTCGTTTACGCTATAATACCTGTAGACGTGTTGAGTACGCCATATTGGCAGGTATTGGGAGTTTTGGATTAAACTGGGTAGTACATAGGTTTTTCCCAGAATACTTCATAGCCAGTGACTCTGTACCAGTAGGAATTTTGACAGGATTTTTAGGTATCTCACGCACTTTGCAGATAGTAGCAAAGAAGCTTGGGATAGAAACAGATGTATGTATTCGTCGTCAGAAAGGAGATTCTACAGATGTATAGTCACAAATCACCAATGGTAATTCACAGAGTAGTAGAGATTGTCACAGTATCAATCGAGTTTTTATTGGCATTTTTCTGTTTATCATCTGGTATGATTTCAGTATATGCCGGGCTTGTCGTTATGTGTTTTATGATAAACACGTTATATGACCATTACCATTTGGGGTGATTATGTTTTTCGATAAATTGATGGGGTGGTTCGCAGTTCTCTGTTTCAGTGCTGGTTTCTTCTGTGGCTGTCAGGTACAGAGTTTCATTGATTCATCAAAATACAATGACCTTGTACAGACAATACAGAATAATACAGAGGAAGCCAGGAAGAAACAGCTCGATACCACACAGCGTCTGATTAGTGTTATAACCGCTACGGATAAGGAGACTTTAAATGCTGAAGACAGTATCCATACTGACTATACTGCTCTTATTGACAGGCTGCAGTACCAGAGTGATACCACAGGCAGTGGAGACGAAGCCGATAATACCGGAGCTTCCAGCGAGGTTACAGCAACCTGCAACTGTAGGAAATATGCAGAAAGCAGACGAGCTTATGACAAACTTCAAAAAGACATACTTACAATAACACGTGATTGCGACATCACAGCAACACGTTATAATGAGTTGTTGAAATTGTGTCTGGAGACACGCACGCTACTGAATCAGTGAGGGGATTATGCAGGTAGATGAGAAACAATGGCCAGATATTGCACACGATATAGCAATGCTGTCTGTTCCTACAGATGGTGCTGCTACATATTCTGCAGCTGATATCGCACGTACACACGGCTTATCATTAGAATCGTTTAATGAGCTGCTGAAGCTATCATCATTTCAGATGCTCGTAGCTAACGAAGTACGACGTATCAAAGAGCTGGGACCACAGGCTGGTGCACGCATACGTGCTGAGGCCATGGCAATACGCCTGCAGGAAAACCTGTTTGTTAAAGCTACAAGCAACGAGCTTGATGACGACCTGTCAATTAAGCTGCTGGGTATGTTACTCAAGTCAGCAGGTCTTGAGCAGCCACCTGAGGTTGTAAAAGCACAGGCACAGGCTAATACTGTGAACATTGCGTTCAATATACCAAAGCTTAATAATCCTAAACTTAAACATTTAATGTCACAGCCACAGGTTAATGTAATTGACGTAGAGGGGTAATATGTTAAGAGATCACATTAGACCGTTGAAGCATCATTGTTCTGGTATTCCTAAGAATATCAGAGACGCGCTCAATCAGCTACAGGCCGGAGATAAACGCTATCTTGAATCGGCTTTAGAGCTTTACGAGAAGCTGGCAAAACAGTTAGAAAGCTATGAGAAATTGGGGGACGCACGCTGTCCAGTTGAGAAGGAAGAGCACGCAGCTGAGATATTCGCTCATCAGATTGTTGACCTTGCCTTTATTCACAATGCTATTGCAAGCTCAGGCTATCAGATTGGCGACTTCCCATACAATGACTTAGCTGATAAGATTTTCGACAAGGCAGAAGCGGAGTCAGAAAATGACAGCAATAGCGGACTTTAATTACATACCATCACCTACAGGTGTAAAGTTTCACGAGAGCGATGCATTTGTGAAACTTGTTGACGGGCCATTCGGCTCAGGCAAAACCTGTATGATTATGAACGACGCAAAGTATTACTGTCTTTCACAGGCTCCTGCGTCTGATGGCGTACGTTATACACGTATAGGTGTAGTGCGTGGAACCTATCCAGAGTTGACGTCAACGACACGTAACTCTATACTAGAGGTGTTTCCTGAGAAGTTCGGTACCGTGCGTTCAGCCGGCTCTCCTATTCTCGGACACTACCGGTTCCCCGTTGGCGATGGACCATATGATTATTTAGCAGAGGGTAGGCCATGGCATGAAGGCGATGGCACTATAGCCGATGTGGAGTTTGCCCTGCAGGCTTTACAGACAGCACAGGACGCTGAAAAAATCAAATCAGCTAACTGGACTTTTGCAATAATCAACGAGGCCACGTCTGTTGATTACGAAGTGTTTACTGCTATACTTGGCCGTATTGGTCGTTATCCAACGGAGAACATGGGTGGTTGTACCTATGCGGGCGTACTCATAGATACCAACCAGCCACCTCAGGGGCATTGGTTATTAGCGTTATACCATAACACGCCTTCAAACTATATGATATTGCACCAGCCACCTGCTGCTTTTAAACACATCGATGACCAGGGTAATATTACGTATGAGGTTAACACGGAAGCTGAGAACCTGCGTAACCTTGGTGCCAAGAAGAAACCAGATGATTTTATTACGTGGCCTAAAGAAGAGCAGGAGAAGTTCCTACACGCTAAAGGTATAGATTATTACCGCAATCAGATAGAAGCTTACAAACTCAGGTCACGTACAGACCTTATAGATTCACTGTTCTGTATGCTTGACGTACCGCTCAAAGACGGTAAGCCTGTGTTCCCACTGTTTAGTATGGACTCGCATGTATCACGTAGTCCTATCGGTGTGACACCATACAAGACCGTTATCGTAGGCTACGATACCTCTGGTATTCATCCGGCCGCAGTATTCATGCAGGAGCAGGGCAGTCAGTGGGTTATTCTTGATGAACTGTATGGCGAAGATATGGGTATGGAAGCGTTCATTGAGCAGGCATTTTTGAAACTTGTCGCCGAAAAATACAGCACAAATACTATAATAATATCATGTGACCCCGCCAATGCACGTGATAGTTATACAGGTCTTTCACCTAGTCAGCACTTGCAGGAACACGGGTTCCAAGTAACACTACCAAAAACAAACGACCCTAAGACTCGTTTGCGTGCAGTAGATATTTTACTTAACAAGCGAGCTGGAGGTTTACTTATATCCTGTAACTGCGACCTGCTGGTTAAAGCAATGCAGGGCGGATATAGGTACAAGAAGCTTAATCTGTACGGTAGTGTAGAAGAAGCTTATGATCCAAAACCTGAGAAAAACAAGTACTCACATGTAGCAGATGCATTACAATATGCTTGCTTGTGTGTACAGCGTGACGATTTTATGACATATGATGCACGACCTGCTATACAACAGGTAACACGTAGGCGTGGCGTATTGCGGAGAATTATGTAATGGAACAGAGCAAGATAAGTAATAACGGTGTTTACGACTACGCACGTGACAATATAGAATTGCCAGTTGCATCGTTAGATAAGATTGCCAGGATTGTAATATCCAGGTTCAATGAGGCAGCACGATGGCAAGGTATGGAACTGGTAGGCAGTAAAAGCCTTAAAGAGGTAATGCGTGACTGCTATGAACAGTACAATGGTATTTTGTGTCCTGCAGACCGAGAGATAGTAGATGAGCTGGGTGTTAACGCCTATGTGAATATCACAGCTATGAAGTCAGGACTTGTACAGTCTTATCTGTTAGAAAGTCTTGTACACTCAAATCAGATACCTTGGGCTATTGAACCTACACCTGTAGTTTCATTGTCCCGTGAAAACGAAGAGATTGCAGTACAGGAGCTTATGGCTACTATGCAGGCAAGCCAGGGTACGGAGCTTGACCTTATCTCACTTGCACGCAATATCAAAGATAATCTTATGCGTGCTGAGCAGGACCATGCTAAGACATGTGCAGAGAATATGGAGCGTTTAATCACTGACCAGTGCATGGAAGGCGATTGGAATAACGCAATGTATTCATTCACCGCTGACTTTACTATCTATCCATTTGCCGTGTTACAAGGCCCTGTACCTGTAGTACGTGCACGTCCTGTCTGGAAGGGTAATACTTACACTATTAAGCAGGAAGTGTTCTATGAGTTTAAGTCAGTATCACCTTGGGATTTCTGGTACAGTCCTGACAGTCCAGATACACAGCGTGGTACAGGTGTTTTCGTTCGCCAGCGTTGGACAAGACGTCAGCTGTTAGACGCTATGCGTCTGCCATCATACAATGCTGACGCTATTAAGACAGTACTTGAGGAAAGCTCACGCGCAGATTATATTTTCCGTTGGCTCTCTGAAAATCCTGAACAGCCTGACGACAAGATACTGCAGTGGAACGATTGCACAGCTACCATTGATGTTCTAATCCATTACGGATACTTCAGAGGCTCTGAATTAAGAGATTATGGTATCACAGATGTAGAAGACATTGAGTTCTACAATGCACAGATAACGGTAATCGGTAAGCATACAATTCAAGTAATGGTGCAGAAAAATCCTAATTTGAATATCAGACCGATATTTACTTCATCGTTCTATAAGACACAGAACAGGATACCGTCATTTAGTATTGCACAACGTGTACGTGATGTGGAGCGTGCATACATGAGTTCATTACGTTACCTTATGATGAACGCATATAATGCATCAGGTCCTATCACAGAGGCAGATTATACACGTCTTGCCAAGTATATGAGTAACGAAGATATCAACAAGATAGTACCTAATACTATATACCTTGCTTCAGCAGACGTGCCTACTGCTAACCCTGCACTGCGATTCTACACAGTACCATCAGCTATGCCACAGTATCAGAGCCTGATGACCTACTTTATGGACTTAGCCGACAAGGTTACTAACATACCTGCAGCACTGCATGGTACAGCCGTTGGCTCTGGTGCAAACAGAACTTTCCGTGGAGCAGCAATGCTTCAGGGTAATGCTGTTAAAGCTATTCAGGCATCAGTGGCTAACATTGACCAGTATATATTCAAACCTATGGGCGAGCTTCTGTACAACTACAATATGGTGTACTCAGATGATGATTCTGTAAAAGGCGATTGTAAGATTACAGCATGCGGTGCTACAGGTCTTATGCAGCGTGAGATTAACAGACAGAACTCATATGAGATTCTGCAGCTCGTTGGTTCAGCTGGTCAGCAGATTATGCAGTTACCTAAAGGTACTGAGATTATTACGTGGGCACTTAAGAATGTACTTGGCAATATGGGTATCCCTAAGGACCTTTTGAACGCTAAGGATAGTATGCCTGGTGGTGTTCCTCAGCAAGATCCAATGCAGCAGGCACAGGCCCCAGAGGGTCAAAGTATTCAAACTGGTACTGAACTTGCAGGTTCTTGACCGTAATATGTATCATTTTTGACCTATAATATACAATGTGTATTTAACTTTCATATATAATATGATATAGAGGTGACTTATGTTAGACGGTGTACAATTATCCATTGGCGATACTGTGTACGTACTTGGCATTGGCTATGGTAGTGTATATTCAGTATCCAGCGATGGCTCATTCAAAGTTAAAATTGGTCGTTCTATCCAGGAATACCGTGACGGTGGTATGATTGGTAATGTACGTAAAGTGTACTGGCACGACCCATTGTTCATTGTACCGCCTAAGGATGCTACTCTGTGGGCAGCGTTCAAGGAGCAGGCGTTATACAATTATGAACTTACTCTGAAATTACTTAGTGGTAAGTTCAAGGTACCACAGGTAGATAAAGATGAATAATGTATGGTATGAACTCAAGTGGTATTTCCTTGAGAAACTAAACTGGTGTCACCCTTCAGACAGGAATAACAAGCCTAAGAAGGATACTCTGTTTTATACCCTGTACTGCTGGTTATTCTATCCAATCCCATGGATGGAGCCTGTGCCTTGCTGGTGCTGTGCTTCAGTACGTGGAATTATTTATGGTATTATAATCGGCTTTAGCTTAGGATATTTTGTATCATGAATTGTAATATAACTACAGGCTATGTCCCTGGCTCATCAGTCACACCTAGTGGTACATGTCTTGTACCATCACCTGGCAAGGTTATTTTATTCTCGCCACAGACTATTGCTGGTACCGACAGAAGTGCTACATTCACAGTGCTCCCAGGAACTGGCGTACTCATTGACGCATACAACATGGTTCCAGACTTAAGCATCTACGTCAACCGCGTGGTTGTTACATCTGAGTGTATTACACAGGGTTGTGCATGCACAGGTCTTGATATGAAAGCTGCTGCCGGTTCAACACCAGAAATTGTATACCGTAACCGTATGAACATCGGTAATAGTGCAAGCTACTGGACTCTTGTTTCATTCTCAGACGAGAAGAAGAAATCACGTAATCAGTTGCTTATCACATTACCAGGCACATACGAGCTTGAACTCGAAGATGCTGCACAACAGCTTGGCGATATGGAAGTAGAATACCAGTCATTCAAACTGTCTGACGTTGGTCACTTACCTGATTCATATTACGGGGGTATCGCATAATGGCAGTTGCAAGAAGTATACCTACTCCTATATTTGATGTCTTATCATCTAGGGTAGAAAGCCCAGTGTTCTTCGTTGAGCCTGGTGAGATAGCACAGGTACAGGCTTTTGGCTTTGCCTGCAGAAAAGCTAAGCTGTCAGAGTCTGAGCGTTCTGTTCCTCAGATCGCTACACTCGAACAGGTTATGTTTAAGGAAGCAATTAAAGATGTTGCTACTACTGTAATGCAAGGTTCATGTGCTTGTACTAAACTGTATAATAAGGCCACAGAGATATTGGCAACTGAGCCAGTTATGCTTTGTGGTAATTGTGTACAGATTAGTGCTTCTAATAATCATTTGCTGATTAACACACCTGGTGCATATCGTTTTGTATTAAATGACGTGACTGCACTTACTAATGTACAGGTGTTCATTAGAACCTTTACCCACAATGAGTTCACTTGGGACTCTAGTTTATTCATAGGAGAACGTTTATGAGTTGCGCAGATTCAGGCCCATTTGATGGCGGTACATACAACAACCCAGTTATTGTAGAGCCTACAGTAACCGGTGGTGAGTTTACTAATCCTACATTAGATGGTGCAGTGCACATGACACCTGCTGCTGCACAGACAATGCTCGCAGATTTGCAGGAAGTTAGTCCAATTCCAGTATCAGGTAAGCCTCAGGAGTTGTTAGGTGAAGAATTACCTACTATGATTGTAGGAGAAGACCGTACAGTAATTCTGGGTAAACCATTCAAGTGGATTAAGTGCGGCGACGGTTGCATCCCTGTCTTCCGTATGGGTAACTAATTATGCGTAGTATTGCAGTATTTAGAGACCCCTTAGCTTCTAAGCCATCGAGAGAACAGTATCTCGCTGACAAAGACGTAGATAGGGAATGGGACAAGCAGTATCAGAATGATATGCGTATTAGACGTCGCCCTGGCTATGCTAACTTGATGAAGCTTAAAGGTCAGTTATCAGAGGAGCGTAACAATGGCATGTAGTTCATGTAGAAAATCACCAGTACAGAGGGTACCATCATCTATCCCAGGTAGTAATGGTGGTATTATATTGCCTAAGCCTTCACAGGTAAATAGGACACCAATGCCTACTACTGGCGACGCACGTACTAAGATCACAGGTCTTAGATATGCTCCAAAATAATGAACTTAAACTGTTACTTGGCAACGAAGCCGGGTATAATGCTTTAGTCAAGCATATAGACAGTGAGCTTGCACGGATTGATGATAGTATCAGCCGTGCAGCTAGAGCTGTTTTGTTCGAGCCTGATAAGCGTGACCACGCTATACAACTGGTAGGACAGAAAACAGCTTTGACGGATTTATTGAACACACTTAAATCTTTAGAGACAACTACAAGAGAGGGGAAATAGTATGTCAATGAGAACAGGAAACGCTACACGCGACCGCTTACTCGCAGATAGAGACGCATTCCGTGCCAGCTTACAGGCTCCAGTGCCACAGCCAAACGTACAGCAGCAGGCTGCACCACAGCCAAACGTACAGCCAAACGTACAGCCTAATGTACAGCAGCAGGCTGCACCACAGCCAGATGTACAGCAAGTACCACCACAGGATATTCAGGTACCTGATGATTTCATCCATTCTGTTAATGTGATGGGAAACACAGCTGCACAGCAGCCACAGTCACAGCCATCACAGAACGATGACCTGGATACTATGCGTGGTGAAAACGACAAGCTTAAGAAAGAGCTTGAAGAGTTACGCAAAGCACGTGAAGCTGATATGGCTTCTCTCAAAGAACTTAATGAGCTTAGAGAGAAACAGCGTGTTGATAAGTATCTGGCCGAAATGGACGGCTTAGGAACTATCAATGGAGACGATGCACGCAAGCTCGTATCCCCATTATTACAGAGACTTGAACAGACTAAGGCTGATAACGCAAAACAGCTACAGGATGTACAGGCTTCTATTGATAAGCGTTTATCAGAACTGGATAAACGAAACACACAGAATAAAGTTAATCAGATGTATGCTAAGATTTTGAAAGCACACCCTGATTTAAAACAGTTACAGCGTTCACAAGCATACAATGATGTTATGACATCTCCAGTACAGGAAGGCTCAGCCATTACTGTAGGTGAGTTCGTAGCAGCAGAGATTAAGAACGGTAACGCAGATTACATTATCAAGGTATTAGATACCGTTAAACAACGTTCTTCATTACCTGATATTAGTAACATCGCAAGCGTAAGCTCTAATGCCCCTGTATCAGGTGCAGCATCGGATGCTAATGCTAACGGTGAATCATTGACCCCTGACCAGATTGCTAATTATCGCTTTAAGGTTCAGACGGGCGAAATGAGCCGTGATGAGTTTCGACAAATTATGGCTCGACACAGGGAAGCGTCAAAGCTTCGTTAATTTTTGTTTAGGAGAAAATTATGCCAGCACCATTACAGTCTGCTAGTGGCTACGGTGGGTTAGACGCTACACCTCTTGCCCGCCCAGGTTATTACAATGAAATCATGGCTCGTGTATACGAGCGTGACTTCCTGCCTGAGATTACTAACTCAGAGATTGATGAGCGTATTATCGCTTGTCATCAGCAGGTTCAGATCCTTAAGGCACCTGAGGTAGGACCTTGGCGTTCTATTCAGAAGAACCAGGAAATGATCCCATCACAGGTAACTGCTGAAGCTATCTGTTTTGAAATCTGTAACGCAGCTTACAATGACATCAAGATTGATAAGCTCGATATCAGATGGGCTTGTGAACGTTGGGCACAGTTCGAGGAGAAGTTCCTTGAAGACGTATATGAGTCTTGGGTTTCTATGCAGCGTAAGTGGGTATTAACCGCTATGCTTATGGAAGCAAGCCCAGCTAACCAGGGTGCACATGCAGGTAAGCACGGTGATATTGATTTAGGTTCACGTGGTAATCCTATTACCATTACCAAGGACAATATCGCATTACACTTCACCAACTTACAGCGTGTTCTTATGGAACAGCTCCGTTGGGTTGAAGGTGATATGTTCTTAGTATTACCAGTTGCATTCCGTACCGTATTAGTTCAGTCAAACTTCGCTAATGCTATGTGGGTAGGTGACGCAAAGAAGACCTCATTTGCAGTTGATGGTATGTGGGAGCAGCAGATTGCAGGCTTCAATCTTATTGAGACTGTACATGCACCATTCGTTAAGGATGCTGATGGTCGTGTTTGCTACTACGTCATCGCAGGTCACCGTTCTGCATTTGCTTATGCAGCAGATATTATCGACGGTAGACTTGTATTCCCTGAGAGAACATGGTCAGCTGAGTACCAGATGCTCGGTGTATGGGGCGGTAAGATGCTCTATCCTGAAGCTATTGCTGTTGGTTACTGGACTTTCAACCCAGCAGTTTAATGAGGAGATTATACAATGTCTAATATCAGTTTATATCGTGGCGGTACTCCAAAGGTACGTTTCATTTGGTGTGCTAAGGACCACCCAGAATATGGTCCTGCATTTTCACAGAAACACTTAGGTACTCAGAATGAGTTATTCTCTGATGAGCTGCCTGTACAGGAAACTCCACCATACGATTCACACGCAGATGGCGCCTATAACGCAGGCAACTTTGTTTTAGGTATGCCTATTGCACCACGCAACCGTGGTATGATTGCACAGCGTAAAGCTTTAGAGAAGAAGCCTTTAGCAGTTGGTGACGTATTACAGTGCATGTGGTTACCAGAAGACCACATTGCAACTTTCTTAAACCTTAAGAGTATTACTGCCGACCCTAACATGGCTGGTGCAACTATTAGCTTAGTCGTACAGAACGCAACACCTGCTGCTGACGGTGAGTTCGTATACACTGAAGATACTGACTTTGACGACGCAGTTGTAGCTCAGTGCGGTGCTAATAGCTTTAAGGTAGATGAGCCTTGCAATGCTTTTGTATCTCTGTTCAAGAGCACCAATGATGGATATGCAGTTCCTATGTACAGTAAGCCAGGTTTACCTGAAGGTACTGATACTGCAGCTGTAGCTCCAGTATATAAGATTTTCGGCGTGAAGATTTTATCCTTACCTACTAAGAATATTGCTTTATCTGATATGATGAAAGCAATCTACTTATCAGTTCGTATGGAATGCTTCGAGTGTCCATCCGCTTTATAAGGAGATTACGATGAGCGATTTACAGTTCAATGGTTTACCAAAGTGCCCAGCAGGCAAGTTAGGTAGAGACAAGTCTGACGTTCCATCTAAGATTAAGTCTTTACGTATGCCTAAGCCTGAATCTGCTGAAAGCACTGTAAAGCGTGGTAAGCGTTAGTATTTATTTGCATTGAGGGGTATTTATTATGCAGAGGACTGAACTTAAAAACATTATGAGACAGGACAGAGAGAACGGCGACGTTTTCTCTGAGTCACGCGCCGAGTATTACCAGAGGCTCCAGGATATGAAGCCTGATAATGGTCCAGTACTTGAGCATTCACCTTGCATCAGAGTCAAGAAGACAGGTGTTATTTGGCCTTGGACTGAAGAGTTTGCTGCAAGACCTGATTTGTGCGAGTGCTGCAATGAAGATGGTTCGGCTTGGACAGGTGCTCCTGTAGAGCCTGCTGTTGAGCCACCTGTTGTCAACGGCGTGATTGACCGTAAACCTGTACGTAATGAGCATACAACAGCAGTAGGTATGGCTACTGAAACATTAGGTGTTGATAAAGAATTCTCAACAGATTTCTCTGTCAACAGCGATAGTAAGGAAGCACTGCCACTGCCTGCTCAAAAGTCATCACTTGAAATTGGTTCAATCCTCGATGCGGTATTTGCCAACAATGTAAAATAGGAGTAAACATATGGCTTCAGTTAGCGACCTCGTTAAACAGGTCAGTATCGACCTTAATGATTACGCACCGGGCCATGAGTTTACAACATGGAGTGCGTCACAGATTGCTTCCTACCTAGCTGAAGGAATCAAAGTGGCGTACTCATTTCGTCCCGACCTCTTCCTGCAGACCACTGTATTTAAACTAACTCCTGGTTCCACATATCAGAAGCCTTGCAACTGTACACAGATACGCAAGATACATGGCGTATGTGATGCGAACGGACGTGTACTGTATGGTATACGTAAGCGAAAGAACTCAGATAAATTACAATGGTACGGAAAGACATGTCCAATAGATTTAAAAAATTTCAGAATACAAGATTATTACATAGACGCAGACGAGGACTCAGTCTTCGTAGAGCCAGCTCCACCAGCAGGACAAGACGTTTACGTTTTAATCGAATGCGCTAAGCTCCCAGACAGTAAAGATATTACAGACAGCTACGACGTATCAGCCGAGCTTGAACCCGCTATTGTTCAATGGGCACTGTTCAGAGCCAAGATGGTTGACAGCGAGAATAACGCTACTATCTTTAATGTAGCTGAGAAACACAGAGCAACCTGTTTCCAGCTACTGGGAATTGTCATGCAGTCAAAAGATTTAATTGAAGATAAGGAAAAGGGCGTAGCTCAGCCTGTGAGGTCTGTAAATGGATAATGTAGTATTTGAGAATACACCTAAGGTAAGCGTATCTGAGTTTATCGACGAGCTTGCTTACGAGTTTACAGACGCACCTTATGGATTGCTTGAGCATTGTGTTAAGCGTGTTGTATCACGTATATGTGAACACACTAATGTACTGCGCAGACGTGTAAAACTTCATACACAATGCAATGTGCACAATTACATTTTAGAAGCTCCAGACTGTATGGATGTCATAGCTGTGATGTCTATATGCCAATGCTGTGGCAACGCCCTGTGCAGTAAGCTTGTACGTGTGACAAGTCCTGTCTGTGAGCTTCATTGTTTTGGTCCTAACACAGTACATATCGAGCATAACGAGATTGTTTTCTCAGCTCCATCTTGTGCTACGTACATAGTTGAAATTTCAGTGAAGCCACAGCACGATGCCTGTGAGGTTGATTCAGTATTACTGGTTGACCACGCAGACACTGTTGTTGATGGAGTGCGTGCAATGCTGTGTAATATGGCGGATAAGCCTTGGTCAAGTGTACAGCGTGCTCAGGCAAGCGAGCAGAGTTTCCTACGTGGATGTGCAGCAATAGCTGTTGATAAGCTGCTAGGTAACCAAAGAGGTGTTATGAACGTTAAACGACAGAGGGTATTTTAAATGGACACCTGCAGAAAAACTTTACTTCATACTGATTGTGCTGGCGGTACTTTAGAGAACCAGCACACTACTGTTTATGACCCATTCGAGGTGTGCTTACCTTTTGGTCGTAAGATTGTTTATGATGGCCAGGGTTTACGCTTAGAGGGTAGAGTAACCCTACGAGATGGTAAGTACGGTATTATCACAGTTACCGATGGCTGTATTGTGGATGCAAGTGAACAGCCTGTATGTGAGTATACAGCTCAACCTTGTACACCTGCTGCGAGTCCTTGCGGTAATAATAGTACCAGTTCAGGTATAGAGCTTCAGCCTGGTGCTGATAATCTCATGCATTTCGATGCATCAGGCAGACTCGCAGCAACATTGAATTACAGTACCAATACTGACGGATTATCCATACGTGGTACCGGTACGGTTGCCAGTCCATTAGTGATTGACTATGTACCTAGGAAAGCAGAGAAAGTTTATATTCGCTCTGTAACGCCAAACACTATAAGTGTAGCTGGAGAGGGTACAGGTACTGAGCCATATACAGTAGCTCATGTAGATTCAAGGCTCACAGCAGGAGACTATGGTGAGTTCACAATTGACAGCTGTGGCCACATTATAGGCTACACCAAGCAGGATACAAGTATTACGGCAATTCAGGCTGTTGACGGTATTACTGCTACTAAAACAGGTACTTCGTACAGTATAGGCTTAAGCCGTTACAATAGTGACGGCAACTATATGTTAGGTGGTTTCACCGTCTCAATTGATGGCAATGGTAGAATATCAGGTATTGCCAAGAGTATCAGTCTGCCTGTAGATAATATGGGTGTCTTGATATTAGACCCTTCCAGGAATAATCTTGCCTTCAACGAATTCGGCGCTCTTGTAAGCTACGTTGCTAAAACGGATAGAGCTTCAGACTCTTTTGCTGAGGTGCTGTATCCTAACCGTACAGAGTCAAAGCTTACCATCAATACAATCAAGGAAGGCTACCTTAAGATTTCATACAAAGGCTGGCTGCCTGCTGAAGACCCTAACAAGCCATTTGAATTACCAGAGACCGATACTGGCGACACAGGTACTGAACAGCCGGAAGCTCCTATTGTAGAAAAGACCCGTGGTTATTACGCACTGCCTGGTAACTACAGCGTCACTATCGAAGGCCGTAAGACTACAGCGTATGCACGTTACAGCAAAGAAGCTGAAGGTATCGTAGAGGTTATAGCCGTATCTGAGGCTCTGTATTCAGCAACTTCACTTACTGTAGCTTTAACCTGTAGTGATAATGATTTCACATTCACTGATGGTGCTGTCATCTCAGTAGATTTAATTGCGAGGTAGCTATGCCTGTTCTGTCAGAGTTTGGCGGTATCATTCCACGCATGTCGTGGCATGCACTACCTATGACCAATGCCACCATAGCTCATGATATTAAACTGCGTAACGGTAAGATTGAGCCATGGCGTGAACGTTTAGCCGTGGGAACAGGTGTAAACGATGCAGTGTGTGTACACTATCACGGGTGCTGTTATTACACATATGACAGATGTGTAGACATGGCAGAGTACGTTACAGACTACGCACGTCTATACTTTACAGGCCGTGAAGATTACCCAGAGGTTGCAGAAATCTGTGACAACTGTGCACTGCATTATTACAGGCTCGGCGTACCAAGACCTAAGACTGTGCTGTCTGTATCGTGTACAGAGTCAGACGGACGCAACTGTGCGTCACGCTCATATGTATATACATATGTGAATCTGTTTGGCGAAGAGAGTGCTCCTTCAGTTCCTACTGACAGCTACAGCGTTGCCGATGGTGCAGCTGTGAAGCTGACAGGTTTCGGCGTTCCTGACTCTGTGTATGGTGTAACCAATATCAACATCTACAGAACAGCAACTATGTGGACAAGCGGTAGCGAGAAGACACAGTCTATCAATACCGAGTATCTGCTTGTAGATACTATTCCTGTAGGTCAGTCTTCATATACAGACACTGTATTAGAGAAGAATTTACAGGAAGCTATCACTACAGAGTACAACCGCGAGCCACCTGCAACTCTAAGGCATATAAGATATCTTAGAGGTACAGGTGTATTAGCTGGTGTTACTACCAACAAAGTTCATTTCAGTGCACCATATCAGCCTAGCAACTGGCCTGCAGAGTATGACCTTACATTGCCATATAACATTGTCAATGTGCAGACTCTTGGTAATAAGCTGTTCGTATCTACCGACAGTTTTCCATTTGTTATAGACGGTGCATACAACTGTCAGCCTAGACAATGCCGTAATGTAACTGAAGTACTTACCCCATTGCCTGACATCAGCTGTGGTCATACTAATAGTTCCGTGGCTACACCGTTCGGTATGATTTACTCATCTAAAGACGGTTTGGTTCTGGTATCCCAGGACGCACAGTTCAGGATTATTACATCTGCCTGGTTCAGTACTGACGACTGGGTGAAGCTCAGACCAGATACAGTAAGACTTGCATATTGGCGTGGTTACATAATTTGTACCACAGATGTACTTACATTTATGCTTGAGATTGACGGCGGTACTTATAACGATGCTAAGGCATCTAATTTAGTTACCTTGTCAGATAGGCCTATTGCAATGACTACTACACAATCAGGCGAACTTATAATGCTAGAAGGCAATATCCTTTGGCAGTGGAACGCTGGTAGTCAATACCGTCAGTATAAGTGGACGTCACGAGAGTTAAATTTCGGTGGCGAAAGTACACCTACTACAGCTAAAATTAAAACAGACGGTACTAATCTGCATCTTATAGATATGGATGGTAATCATGCATATGACAGGTTCGTACCTGATGAACAGCCTGTACGTCTTGCACGTATGGGAAGACAGCGTACCTGGAGATTATCATTTACAGGTACAGGTACTATAGAGTACGCGGCATTAGATATGTCGTTTAATACATTGAGGGGAACTACTAATGGCACTGCAATATAAATACATCGAACGACCAAAGGACGCCAACGTCTGTATCGAGCTTTTAGAAAAAGATATAATGCCACTGCTTACAGAGCACTGGGATAAATATGGTAAGGACTTCTATGGAAGACCATTCATATTCAATATCGAAGCTTTTGCTAACCTTTGGCTGGTATCAGGTTTAGTTGTCGTTGTAGCGTATGACGATGATAAAGCCGTTGGATTATTCATAGGTATTCTGTTTACACCTATGATGTTCAACACCAGGGTTCTACAAGTAGAAACTTGTTATGGAAAGTCTGACGAAGTTGAACGTGGGATCTATAATTACATTGAAAGTATTGGTAGTATTCTCGGATATGACGAGCTTTGGGTTTCTAATGACACTAACAAAGACAGTGATGCTAAGACTGGTAAGACCAATATAGGTAAGTTTGAAATGACACGTTACCGTAGAGGTTAGTTATGGTTTGCTCCACTAAAGTAGATTATAAAAAGAATCCGCAATTAGGTAATATTTGCTGTTCGCCTGGCATTGACAATGCTGGCAAGAGCGAGTTGTCTTTACTGTGGGATATTATTCCTGCAGTTGTGACCGCCTATAATACGGAAGAAGCTATTAAGTTCGCTATGAGACAACACGAGATAGCGAAGGAATATCTACGTATATCTGAGTGGTGGCGCTCCTATTATAACAATTACTTCAGACCTGTAGAAGATGTAGAACTAGCTGAGTCCTTAGTAAGCACAGAAGATACACCGTTTTACGATACAATGCGTGGAAGAGCGCAGACTACAGGGCGTATCATGTTTAAGAACGCAGCTGTTAAGGCAGCACAATGTACTTCAGAATATTGTACTGGACTGCGTCAGCAGATAGTATTCGATACAATAGACAAGGAAGCACGTACTATTGATATGCTGACAGGGGTTGGCTACCGTAACGAGCGTGCTTATATTGAATCACGTTCAGATGTAAGATGGCATAGAATGTTAGGAACAGTTCACCGTGGTAGAGATATGCAGGCAACTGCTATCAATAGTGCACAGCTGGCTTTCGGCATCTATGGTGAGTTAGGTCAGCAGGCAGCTAAAGGCGCAGAGGGTGCAATAAGTGCATATGCTTATATGCACAATCGCAACGACACATATTACCCTGGTCTTATGAGGTCTACGGGTGCACCGTCAGGTTCAATGGGACCAGCCGTGGTCGCTACATCGCCATCTGTAAATCCATCTCCTAAGTCTGGTTATGTACCACATCCAAGTATACCTAATGTGTGGATACCAGCTACTGCGGCACAGATGGGTCAGAATAATTCACAAAATGGAATTTAGGAGATACTATGCCTTACGCTATTGCTGCTTTTGATGCTATGCTGTATATGTATATCCAGCAGGCTGGTCAGCAGATTTCACAGGCTACTACACAGGCTGGAAGAGCAGTTCAGTCTGCTATTGACGCTAATACTAAAGCTATCGATAACCAGACTGATATGCAAAAGGAGAAGTGGAAGGAGACCAACGAGCACCTTACCACTGTAGCCCAGCGTATGTGTGCGTGGGCCGCACCTGAATACAATGAAATAGGTGAAGGGTACGACCGTAAAGCGATGCTCGTAGCACAAGCTGCAATCTATACGTCTATTATTGCACTTAATACGTACGTGCAGAATCAAAACTACAAGATAGCCCGTGCGTATGCTGACCTTGCGGTAGATAAGGTTGAACGGTTCCAGAATAATTACGTCCCGCTCGAACTTAAAATGCTGTATGAAGTAAGTGCGATGAATGACGTCTTACCGGATTACAGCGGTTCACGCACACGGGCACGCAACGCAAATGCGTTTGCCTACAATTCTGCTAATTCAGAAATGCAACGACGAGCGAAACAACTTGCATTATGTATGGACGATAGCCTAGACTTAAGTACTGATAAGGCGTTGTTGCGTGATGATACTATCAATTTCAATTACCGAGATGCGGAAACATTTGCTACGTATAAAGAAGATAGACGCTGGAACCGTAGATCTAATATACTTAACATTGGTAGAAACAATCATGCTACGGCGTTCAGCTATGCACAGCATGCAAGCCAGGCGTTCTCAGGATTTGCAGGTGCCATAGCACAAGTTGGTAATGGTATATCAGGACTGCTTGGATATATGAATAACAGAAACGAAACTGTTTATCCTGCTATGTTTTCACAGGCCACATTATATGGTAGTGGTGCTCTAGCTGCTGGCGGCACCGGAGTTACAAGAGTACATTAGGAGTTAGTATGCCTATTTTTATTCCAGACCTTTTCACAGGTTATATTAACGGCAGGCGTGCAGCCATCCAGGATAACTGGCAGGACGCTAAGAATTATAACGAAGTTATGAAAGGTCAGCTTGATAATGCTTTAGCTATGCAGACTATGGCTGATTCAGCCCGCAAGTCCAATGCAAGTGCCAACGTGGCAGATATGAACCAGACTATTGCAGGTGCCCGTACAGACAATGAGCTTGACCTGTTAAACAAACAGCGTGCTAATAACTTGAATGCCCTGAAAGCTCAGCTTGAGGCTATACAGGCTCAGTATAATATCGACTTTACTAAGTCTGACGAATATAAGAAACTTATGCTTGGTCAGACTCAGCAGGCTGCAGCTGCAGGACAGCTAGCTCAGCCTACTTCTACCACAGCTACAGGACAGCCTGCAGGACAGCCAGCTCAGAATAATGCAATGCTAGTACCACAGGGTACCAGTTCAATAAACCCAGAGAATAGTCCTAAATGGAACTTACTGGATGCGGAAACACAGAACTACGTACGCAATTATTTGACAGGTCACCAAGTTGGGTCACAGGCAGATTTAGACTCCTTAATTGACCAAATACTTAAGCGGCAGGCAAAGCCACAGAAACGAGACGAAATAGCACAGGAAATCGCTAAGTTAAATCCTATTAACGCTGCTTTAGACCCAAACGCAGCACCAGATAGTGAAATTATTAACACTTGGGACGAATAGGAATATATTATGCCCGATAAGATTAAACAGCAGGCTGATGAGCTAATCAAAAGTCCAGAAGGCAGAGCCTTCCTGCAGATGATACAGGCATCCGAGGGTGGACGCTATAATGTCGCCTTCGGTAATAAGACTTTTAATTCCTACAGCCAGCACCCTAATATTTCAACCAGGTTCCAAACCTTAGAGAAAGACGGTAACGGCAATTACAAGACTGATGTGTCTACTGCTGCAGGTGCTTATCAGATTTTAAAACCTACATGGGACGCTGTAGCTAAGAAATATGGGCTAAAGGATTTCTCTCCGGACTCCCAGGATAGAGCAGCATTATACCTGGCACTTGAGAAGCCTGGTATGTACGACGCTATCAAGGCGGGCGATGTCCGTAAAATGGTTGGACTTGTTAATAACATCTGGACTTCACTCCCAGGTTCAACCATAGGAGCCAAGAAGCACGCACTACGTTCTTATGATTTTATCAATCAGAGTTATAATGCGTCACGTGTACAACACGGACTCAAACCATTACCAGGGTTAACCCCTGTTCAGCCATCACAGCAGATGGCCACAGGCGACGTAGATATATTCGGTAGTAAGACCTGGTACGGTGTAGGTATGAACCCTACAGATTCATTCCTGAATCGTTCGCTGTCCCGTATACACAATCAGTCCTGGTCAGACCCAGGCGATGTACCATTCCAGGTTATGCGAGATGACATCGGCAATAAAACTGTGTTCGGTTCAGTAGACCTCACACAGGAAGGAGCCGTAGAAAGTCTTGTAGGAAAGTTATTCAACACAGACCCTAACGTACATTACGGGTTGTCATTTTATGATGGTGGCCTGAGACCAACCGTGAGCAGACGTATGCCTGATGGTTCAGTAGTGAATATGGTTGAGTCACAGTCAGGCAAATTGTTTAATGCTGCAACTGGTGAACAGATGAACGCAGATGGTACTGTGTACGAGGGCACTCCGGTTGAGGTACTTCAGCCAGATTATGTAGCATACAGTCCTGACGCACCATTGGTGGAAGCAACACCAGAAAATTTGCAGGCTATACAGAACGCACAGCAAAATTACAATGTGCATAATGCTGCTAATATGCTGGAACCAGATACAGATTTACTGGCACAGCCACAAGAGAATACGACTGGGGGAGCTATGATGCAAGATGATAAAGCCCCTCTTATATCGAGCACAACTGCTTCTCCAGTAGTACAACAGGTAAGCCCTAGTGAACAGGTAGCAAAAGCCTTAGGCGGTGACTCCACTATCCAGGCATTAAATCAGTCACGCCCACTACCTGACCTACTACGTGAACTGGTACAGATAGCGTAGTTGCTACAAATATAACAACAAAGCCCTCGTAAATGTCATATAATAAGAGTATGCAATTTATGAGGGACTTTTTATGCCTAAAGATAACTACGATACTAAGTCATTAGCCAATCCTATTACTTCCAATATCAAGCCATTAAAGCCATTAAAGCCACTTACAGCTTCTAAAACTCAGAAAGTAAAAGCACCTACCAAGACTGAGCAGAAAGAGCAGAAACGACTTGAACGTGAAGCACTGATTGAACAGTCTGCACAGCAGGCTCTTGACGTATTCAAGAATGACGCTGCATACAATCAGTCATCATTACAGCGTAAGAAAGTGATGATTGATAATTATCTTGAGCGTCTTCCTAAGTTCTTTGCTGATAACAAGATGTACGAGGGAGACGAGGAATTACAGTCCGAAATCCGTGCGCATGTAAAATCAGCACTAAAGAAACTGTACCATGAAGAAGAGCAGCGTATTGAGAAAGGCGGTACCGTATCGGGTGCTCTGCTGAATGAAGCACGTGCTTCCCTCAATGACCTAGGTGACGGCATTGCCGAGCTGTACGATATTATCAATGAGCCTAAGAAGGCAGCAAAGGCATACGAGGACTTACAAAATGAGATTAAGAATGCTTCTGACCCTAATGTTAAAGCTGAGCTAGAAAAAAAGCTTCCAGAAGCTAAGAAAGCTATGCGTGCCGAACGTCTTGCAGCTATTAAAGCTTATGACGCAGCTGAGAAAAAACGTTTGGCATTCCGTGAGGAGATGAATAAGAACCCTTGGCTTGAAGATGCGTTACGTAAAGATTATGAAATCGACGCAACTAACGCCGTTGAGGGTAATGTCGACTTCGGTTTAAGAATTGGCGGTCGTGATGATAAGTTCTTCCAGACATTGCGTCTTTTATCTGGACAGGCAGGCAATCTCTTAGCTTCCATTGGCTCAGCTAGAGCAGGTGCTATGGTAGGTTCAGCCGTTCCTGGCGTAGGTACTACAGCCGGTGCGGTTGGCGGTACTATCTTAGGCTTGGCAACCTCAGGTGCAGCTATAGGTGGAGCTAATGCATTCCAGCAGACTTATCAGTCTGTTATGGATATGGACGAAGACGAGCTGATGCAGTCTGATATTTATAAGGACTATGTCAGCGAGCTAAAAGCCGATGGTCTTTCTGAAGAAGACGCCAGGTATTATGCAAAGGCACAGGTAGCAGCAAGCGCAGGTAAAGACGCTGCTGGCAAGGGAGCCATGGTAGAAGGTATTATGAATATCTTTGGTCCAGAAGCTTTGGCATCGAAGTTTGCACCGCTTGTCAAACTCAGTAAGAAACTGAACAAATCCACTTTAGGCCGAGTTGCTACAGAAGCTACAAGCTCCGCAGTTGAAGAAGGCGTGAGCGGTGGTACTGAACAGCTGATTCAGAACATTGCAGTTAATAACGCCACAGGACTGGATAACGACATATGGGATAACGTAGGAACCTCAGCAATGCAGGAAGCTGCAGCTGGCTTGCTATTAGCAGCACCTACTATGACATCACGTGGTGCGTTAGATACATATGATGCATTTAAGAATGGTGCTCAGCCACAGCCACAGCAGACTGCTACAGGTACACAGGGTCCACAGGGTCCACAGGGTCCACAGGGTCCACAGCCTCAGCCTATACAGACACCTACACAAGGTACAGTACAGCCACAGCAGATTGCTACAGGTACACAGTCTGTACAACCTCAGACACAGGCTCCACAGCCACAGCAGACTGCTACAGGTACACAGCCTGTACAACCTCAGACACAAGCAAACGTACAGTCACAGGTAAACGCACAGTCACAGCAGACTGCTACAGGTCCACAGGGTCCACAGTCACAGACAAACGTACAGGCCAAGCCAAACGTACAGTCACAGCAGACTGCTACAGGTACACAGCCTAACAGAAGTGTTGTAACAAGTACCAATCAGTACAATAACCGTGCGGCACAGAATATAGCCGACGCTGATGCATTAACCAATCTGGGTAATGTAGGCGACAGTATCAGAGCTAGGAACCTTGCAGTATCTGGTGCTAACGGTTTGTCTGACGCTGACATTCAGACTATTGCCACAGCATATCATCAGCTCGAAGGACTCGGTAATACCACTCCAGTACAGCAGTGGATTGACGCTATGCGTGACGCCACACAGGGTAACGTGGATATCAGTATTGCTGATGTTATAGCACGCAACAAAGAAATCTCAGTCGCACAAGCTGAGGCAGCTATTAGACAGCAGCAGGCACAGGCACAGGCCACTGCAAATATGAATGGGGGAAATACCAATGCTCAGCCAGGAACAAATCAAAACACTGCTAATGCAAATAGCCAAACAACAAACGCCGGACAAAGCAATCCTCAGACAAATGGACAGCAAAACCCTGCGATTGATACTGGAAGTAGTCCAACAGCTCAGAGCACAGGGACTGGCGGGACCACACAGCAGAACACCGGAACGACTGCTCAGAATGTATACCCTAATCAACAAGCGAACGGGGGGACAGGAGAAGGAGCCAACAGCGGAGGAAATAATAGCCAAGATGGTTCCACAGGCCAAGAACCAGATTCTGGGGCAGGAAGCAGTACTGGCACGACAGAGCAACGCCCAGTCGATGGTGGACGCACAGAAGACAATGGCACAGCTGAACAGACCAGGTCTGATGTAACTCCATTAGATCCGAAAGAAGTTGATGAACTCCTTACTGATGTAAACCTCGTACTCAATGCACTTGATAAGGCACGTGACACAGTTGCTGAACGCCTTAACGCACGAGAAGCTGCATTAAAGAAATCTGGTGATACTGATGTAGCTGGTATGTCTGAAGAGAACGCTAAGTTTATTGCGTCCTTTGTAGAACGTATTAGTAACTCATTGTCTACTATCGCCGGTAAGGAAATAGCTATTGGTGTACGTGCAGCTACTGGTGTAGAAATATCAGAGATGAAAGCTAAGAACGCTAACATCGTAGGTAAGACTACAGGTAGTAACGCTATTATCTATGACAGTGCAAACATTACAACTGCACCGCATGAGATTATGCATGCTTCAATTGCTTTAACTGAACGCTACAGAAATGCTCTGTACAATAAAGTTATGGCAGGCGACCCTGTAGCTTCACAGTTTTATCAGGACTACACCAACTTCCTTGTAGCAGTCGGCGTGCTTTCCAAAACCAGTGACGGGAATTTCGTAGATACCAAAGGAAATAAGCACTACAATATTCTGTCAGAAGCGTTTAAACAGCTTTACAATTCAAAACAGAAATCTGAAGCTGACCTTAGAAATGCAGGAACTACTATTTTCTATGGTGCTACAGGTAAGAATAAAGATAAATCTCCATGGACCACAGAGCTGCGTGAACGTTCTGCCATTTATATGGAGCGCTATATCTATGACGGTGTACTCCCAGAAAACGCAGGTCTTGCCCAGCTGTTCAAACCTTTTGCTGATACCATTAAGACTATCTACAATAATGCTGTTAGACAGCTTCGTATGTATCTTAATGCTCTGCGTGCTAAGTTCGCACAGGATAAATTCTTTAATAAGTACGCAGAAATACGTAACGACGTATACGGCTACGAGACACCTGCAGATGTAAAGACTTTCATCGACAGATTACTTACAGGATACAATACTGAACTTAATGAGTACATAGGTACCATTGACAATGATATCCTGCTCCAGGCTTCAGCTGACGCTGTAGCTGCTCAGATTACTGAACGCTATATAGCTAAAGGTATTGACCCTGTATCAGCACACAACCTTGCTACTAAGTCTGTCGTTCGTGCTATTACACACCGTATCAACCAGGAACATGGTAATGTTCCTGCTGAAGTTGTCAGTGACCAGATTATGTCAGACGCTACAGATATGTACGCTGAGGGTGAAAGACCTGTCAATGAATATAGCGACGTATTCAACGATGATATGCCACCTGGAGATATAGAAGAGCTGTTTGACGCTCAGTTCACGAGCAGTGATGGAGAACATACTATTCAGTTAACTGCAGACGATGAGATAAAAGCTAAACGGTTTTTTGATCGACAGGTTCAAGCTGAAATAAATAGGCGTGAAAATATTAAAAAAAGTCTTAGCGAAGTATTTACTGACCAGGTTGGTAACTCTCAGATAGCTAATTCAGAATTAGACGTACTTACTGATATAGCTTTGAACGTAGAGTCGACTATGAAAAACATTTTCAATGATGGCGGTTCTATAGATATTAAAAATGTAGATGAACAATATATGCGTGACCAAAATACCCCAGGTGCATTGGGTTCATCTAGCGGCGGTAAAACTATTGCCATGCTAAATACAAATACCGCTACTGGTAAACCACGTACCCTTATGCATGAAATGGCGCATACTATAGTCGACAGAACCACGTACTACAATCGGTCTCACATAGAAAATGAATGTTTTCACCGTAATGAACAGATGCTAGAGTACTACCAGGATTTCGCAGACTTTATGTGTGAATTAGGTATACTAAAGAAAGTTGCGAATGGTAAAGGTTTCATGGATAGGAACGGAAATGCCTATAATAATCTGGCATCTGAAACTCCACCAACACGTGAAGAATTAAAGGCCTCTGGATGGAAAGGACAATGGGGTACTTCCATATTAGATTACTCACTATGGACTGCCGATGACCACGAGCGCGCAGCTATTACTATGGAATACTATTTTATGAATGGAAAAATTCCAGAGTCCATAGCTAATGTTGAAGATTACAAACCTATGGCAGATAGGGTAAAAGCCTACGCACGTAAAGAATTACCAGTTATAAAAACTTATCTTGCTGTATTGGCATACAACTACAAACCTGTAATGTCAACTGTCAATACAATCAGTAGGATATTTAGAAACAATAAAAAGATGTTTGACGAAAATTATAGTGGTGTCTATTATACACGTTACGCTCGTCAGAGATTAGAGCTGCGATTCTCTAAGAATAAAGATGCGTTCGCTAAGCTGATGGACCACATATTGGCTGGATATAATAAGGAACTGGATAAATATTTACAAGGTGCTGAGGTTCCATTCAATGAGCGTGGGGCTTTAGCCGCCATAGAAAGTAAGATGTACTTTCAATACAGGGAGCAACGAATACCACAAGAAGCAGCCACAGAATTAGCTAGAGAATATACTAGGTATGCTTATGAACTTGCACACAACAAAGGCGAGAAGCAGACTGAAATGCGAGAAGCCAAAGCTTATGAACGTATTTCAACTGCGTTAGAAAATAACCCTGACATAGAAGCTGTATCAGACTCACAGTTTGCTGGCTCTGACTACACCACTACTCTGATGGTTACTGACAAGGATATTGTCAACGCTGTATTAGGTGTTCAAGACCCAGACGCCGTGGCAGCCGAGGATACCAGTACTCCACCTATCAGCAAGGAGATTGGAAACTCCAACCCTTCACACGTGGAAGGCGTGCTGACTCCTGAGGCTGAGGCTATGATGGTTGAACAGTATAGTGACAACATCATATCTGAGATTGAGGACGGTCTTAACGACAAGCCTGATGTGGATGCTGAAGAAGAACTGTTCAGTTTAGATTTCACAGATGAGTCTACTATCACAGCTATTATCAACGCTGAAGCTCAGTATATTGCTGACACCCTGCAGAAGAATACACAGGCTGCACAGCTTGCTGCACAGCAGAAGTCTTTATCACAGGCCCAGATGTTCAAAACAGCATTGCTCCCTTCACAAAAGGCAAGTCTCTGGAACGAAGCTGCCAACGCAATGAGATATTTATTTGTCGACCACAACACTGCAATGCGTCAGTGGTGTGAGAATAATCTCCCAACTGAACATGGCGAGGCTTCAAGCTCAGCTGTATATGCAGAAGGTACTATTGCCCGCAACAAGGTTAGAGGTGCACATACTGTTATTGACCGCGACTTCAGAGCACCACTTGATAACTGGTTCAAACTTAAAGCCGATGAACTGAACGATGGCACTGACTCCATCACTTTAGCTAAAGAGCTTACATCTGTGTATACAAACCTGCACATCGTTGAAGCTGCTGCAAAGATGGAGAACGAGCTTATCACTGAACTGACACGTGCAAAGATTACACCTGTAGCTAACAGACAGCAGGCTGTAGCACGAGCACAACAGCGACTTGATGCATATCGTTCAAGACAGGCAGGAGCCACTGACGCTACTGCGATTGACCCAGATACCAATCAGCTGTTCAGACTGTATGGCGGTAAGACCGTGAATACATCTATTGCTGAAATGCAGAGCACACAGGCCAGGTATGGTGACGCTCTTGTAGAGGAAGCTGTAAACCGTACACGCCAGGCTATTGCAGGTTTAATTCAGTACAACATTGAACAGGGTATCTATTCAACTGAGGACGTAGCAGGATTCGGTAACTTCGCCTTCTTCTGCCCACTGTATACCAACAGCAGCTATGAGAACACAGCTCCTAACGATGTGTATTCAATGTCACCTAGCAAGATGAACTATCACCGTGCTGGTGCCAACACACCTGCAGTAGACGCATACACAGCGTTCACAATGCTATGCAATAAGAGTGCCAACGCTATCGGTACTGCCGACTTAAGTAAGGAACTTACTGCTTCATACAGAATTTTAGAAAGCCGTGCAGCCGACCCTAACAGCAAGAATATGCAGGTAGCAAATACCAATATCCAAGGTGTACCTGTTAAGTACATCAACGGTATGGCAATGGTTAAGCAGAGTGATTTCTACAGCAGATGGGAGACCATGAGCGAACAGGCTGCAGTCGAACTGGATAGATCTATCCGTGCCAAGTCTGTGTTCTCTGCACGCACCTTAGAAGACTACGATGCAGTAGTAGGTTACAACACTTTGAAAGACGGAACAAAGGTACCAATCACTGAGAAACGCTCACGTGTGGTTCCATATTTTGTGTTCTTCAATGAAGAGCCTATTACCAATGAAGACGGTGACGTTATTATGGATTCACATCGTGGTGTACAGCGTGCGTTACATGATATGTTCAACGTATCACGTGAGGACACTTCTAAGAATCCTTTAGGCAAGCGTGTTTACAAGGGCCTAGGTAAAGTAACTTCTGCCTACGGCTCTGCATATACAACCTATAGCCATATATTCGCGGTCAACAATATGGGACGTGATATCGCAGAACGTACCACATATAACATCGGTTCAACCTACCGTGACGCAGATGGTAATCCTGTAGACGGAAGCAAGATTGCTGTACGTGCTGGAGCATACGCAGCTAAGAACGCACCAGATATGATGAGAGCCGTATTGACAGGCAGACCTGAGCTTATCGGTGGTAAGGTAGGACAGTACCTGACTGAACTTATGGAGCAGGGTGGCCTGGAGTCTGCAAGTATTAAAGCTCTGCTTCGCAATACCGAGGACTCAAACTATGTCTTCATTAACGAGCTGCTAGGTAAGGTAGATAAAATTACTACACCTGAGAACCTGTTTGAGACTCTTGAAAACAAGCTCAATGAGATGGCAGAACATCTTGATGATACCGATACTAAGCTTGGCAAGATAAATGCAGCACGTAAGTTTTTACGTGGCAAGTGCAGACTGTGGGCTGAGATGTGGTACATGATACCTACTGCGTCTATGTATATGGCTATGCGTGATATGAACATACGCAAGAGCGATGCATACTTCAATACCGTTGAGATGATGAACCTCAATCAGAAGGGTATTGTTACTATGGCATTACAGCCACTGTTCCCATACTTAGGCTCAATCGGACAGACAGCAGGACAGCTTGTTAAATTCTATGGTTTAAGCACCACCACCTTTGGTCATCAGCGTTCATTCGACAAAGAGTATAGGAAGAACACTACCAAGGCATGGGCATTCTCTGTTGGTTCAACCTTGTTAATCAGTAATATGATTGCATTACTGGCTGCAGCTATGGGTACAGAAGACGACCCGGACAAGGGTTACAAGTACTTTGAAAGACTGCCACTTGCTGCGTTCAATGGTTTACCTATTCCATTGTCTGAAGACCTTGCCATTAAAATACCATTTGGTTTTGGTCCGTTACAGTTTGCAGGACAGCTTGCACTTGCTCAACACCAGTATGCATCAGGACAGAAGTCTTTAGGAGGCTTAAGCTCTGAGCTGGTATCAGCTTTCATTAGCAACATTTCCCCAATTACAGGACCACAGTTTGACGCAGGTTCAGTTGAGGACTTGCTCAAGAAGTTTGCAATTACTATGACACCAGCACCATTACAGTTTATTACTGAGATTGCTGTTAATAAGGACTATTTCGGTAACACTATCAATTACGACAAATATCGTAAAGACACCGAGCGTGCGTCAGATGTGGATATCCGCTTCACTGAACAGTGCTGGAAAGATGCAGCTAAGGAGATCTACAAGGCTACAGGCATTGATATGACTCCAGAGACAGTTAAGCATATCGTACAGGGTCTTGCTATAGGACCTTTGCGCGCCATACTGGACCGTATAACATCAGACCCACTGCTTAATGATGATGAGTTCAAGAACACCCGTGACATTCTGGGACCTGTATTATCTATGTTAGGTGCTTCGTCTATGTTCGCTACCATTACACTGAACGCACAGACTGAGTATAAAGACTACCGACAGTTCTATGAGGGTGTAATACATGACGCAGGCATAGCCGAGTTGCTCAAAGGTAAAGGCGGATATGACAATACTGCTTATTCAAACCGTTACAGCGAGATGGTAAAGCTTGGCTTTGACCCTATGGTAGCCCACGACTACACAGAAATAGAACAGCTTGAACAAGACCTTAGCTCTATGTCTACAAAGCTTAAGGAAAAACTAAAGCTTGCACGCAAAGGCGGTGCTTCAGTAGATGAGCTTATGGAAATTTATGATCAGGCGGGTTTTATGAGAAAAGACAAGATTGAAAATGTAGTGCATAATCTATACTTGTATAAGGGTGACATCACAAGACAGTATGTATTAGACAATATGCCTGATGATGAAACATTAAGCATCGCCAGAGGAGAAGAATAATGCCGATAGTTAGGATATGCCAGGGACAGCCGGAGCTTGCTGTCCGGCTTGTAACGCCAGGCTGTGATGGTGCACAGTTAATTGACTGGCGACAGGTGCGACTGGTAATCGCACCACCAGAGCGACAGACCTGTGAGACTCCATTGTCCCCACAGGTATTCAAGGGTTGCTGGCCTGGACACGACACGGAGAAATGGAACGACAGCTTTGCCTTGCCTGAGACTCAGCCACTGATTATCTATCCTGCGTTTGCAGTAAATGAAGACGGTGATATCGTGTTCATACTGGATAGTCAGATATGGCAGAGACGTGGCCGCTACGTAGGTATCATAGAGTTTAATAACGGGGAAAAGATAACTGAGCTTGACCTCGACATCAGCAGTCTGCAGTTTATAGCAGATAGAGTAAGTACACGTTCAACACCTTGTGGAGCATAGTATGATTTTAAAAGAAATGAATTTTAGTCTGAACAATAAGATGGAAGCCACAGACAAATATATTGCACTAACTAATCAGGATATGGCGTACCTCAAATCGCTTGTACCAGCAGGTGAAGAAACTTATCTAACGATTGCGTGGGATAACGGTAAAGAGTATGTGCTCGCACAAAACATAGCAGACACTATTGTGCTCACACGTGGTATAGATTCAACAGCTAAGCCATTCCCTAAAGGTTCATGTGTTTACTTTGAGAACTCTATCCCTGTTACAAAATGGCTTATCTGTAACCATCAGTGCTGTAACGGAGACTGCCCAGTTGAGGGTGTAAGCTCTGCAGGTGCAGTATCCCCTGAAGGTATTGCAGGCCATTCATGGGAGGGCAGCGTTGTGTTCAGCGGTGACCTGCCTATGAGCTTTGGTGTATCTAATATGCCTAATTGGATGCGTGCTACATACGAGGGTAATCACGTTAAATTATCAGGTACAGCAGTAGCAGGTACATATACAGTATCTGTAGCTGCAAGTAACAACCGTGGTCAGAACACAGCAGTACAACAGGTTGTTGTAAAGGTTAAGTAATATGAATAATATGAAAGCGATGACATTTCTGAAACCAGATAAGGACGGTATGGTTGGAAGGGGCGTACGCTTTTGTCGCATACGCCGTGTGACGGGTTATCTCGTCGGTACACTGGACCGATTCAATAATGCTAAGCGCGCAGAAGAGCGCGACAGGGTTAAACATTTACATGTGTAGTATACCACACACGAGAATGCCTAATATGAAAATTAAGTGATATAATTACATTGACCTTACCCTGTATGCTTATGAACTTTTTAGTCTATCTATTGCATACAGGGGTACTTAGGATATTTCATTCTTCTAACTCTCTAGGATTCTTCTTTCCGCTATCTCAAAATAATTCTTGTCTAGTTCAATTCCGATAAAATTACGATTTGTATTCTTGCAAGCTACACCTGTACTACCGCTGCCCATACAGTTATCTAGAACCAAATCACCTTCATTTGTATATGTTTTAATTAAATACTCAAGTAGGTCAACTGGCTTTTGTGTTGGATGATAGACTTTTCCTTCTGACTCTGCTGTTTTTTTATATATACAATCGTCATATATTTCTTCGTCATAAAAAACAACATCATTAGGATACCGCATCCCATCACTTTTTACGTGCTTTGGCTTAAAATATCCATAACTTCCGGTGAATTGATCTTTTCGTATTCCTTTATCGTAACTCTCACCTTCTGTCATCTGAGGATTATAAATTGGCTGCTTCTTATAAAATACGCAAACGTCCTCATGCTTTCGTAATGGTTGTTTCTTTGCATTTAAGAAATTTGTTGACTTAGACTTAATCCAAACAATTTTATATTTAAACAAATCTTCTTGACTAAGTATTAAACGAGCGGTAAATATTCCTTGAGATGTTAAAACAATAGCACCGTTGTCTTTAATAATTCTCTTATACTCTTTCCATAATTTATCCAAGTCTATTATGGAATCCCATTTGTTTTTTGTTGTGCCATAAGGTAAATCGCAAAGTATCATATCTACGGAACCGGTTGGAATATCTTTCATAAGTTCCAAACAATCACCTTGCAGTAGCTTTAATTCCATTTTAATCCTCATCTTGAACAGATAATTACAATAGTCATACAGACTATAAATGCAATCAATATAAATAGCACTACTTCACCCAGCATCTAATCTCCTAATTTTCTTCTGTTCTAAGCGTTCCTAGAAGTCTATCTGGAATCCAGTAAGTATTATCAAAGTATTTCGCAAACCATGTCTTAAGTAGCGTGCTAAATTCTTCACTAGCATCTTCTTTAATGTCATATATCATAGTTTCGATATCAAACCCTTCTTCCTGCACATTTTCTATCATGTTGTTATAGAGCAAATCAGTATCTAGACACTCAATAGCGAGCTTTTTTGAGTAGACAAAAATCTTATAATCATTCTCTTTTGCTTCATCTAAAGCGTCATCCAAATCGTCTGTACTATATGAAAGCCCGTCCACATATTCAATGCCATCCTCTTTTGTAACGATAAAACAAATTTCTTCTGGCTTGAACAAGCTGTATAAATTCTTAGTTGTGTATTCTGTTAACTGTTTCATTTTTCTAACACTCCGTTAATTCTTAAAACGCATGAAAACACTTTTTATCTTTCGATTTTGCAGAAAAATCTGCAAATTCGCTTGTTAAATGGTGCATGTTCAGCATGAAAGTCTTTGAGCTATTGATATAAAAACAACTGCCACACTGATGACAGTGATTACTGCTATAGCAATTGCTGTAAACATTTGCATAGTATATTTCCAGTCTATATCTGATGTTATAAGACTATAGAAGATAACTATTAGTGATATAATTGAACATGTAATTGTTAGCCATAAAGGAATCATTTTATTCTTCCTCCCAACTATATTCACCATACCATCTGCATCTATTGTGTACATTATCAAATATAAAAATCGCTGGTATATGCATGATAGTTGACCGCAAATGCATGACAAAATACTTAGCTTTTCTAAACGACCAGTATCTTACGGTTCTCTCGTAGTATTTACCACGCATACAGTAAACTACTGAGTATTGTTTCAGTTTCATTCTTTCACTCCAAAAGGCTGCCATTTACCATCTATTAAAATTTTATAGTTTTCAAATAAGTAATTTAGTGACGAGCCATTTATGTATATATCATCACCAGTATCGCTATCACCGTAGAAATCAACGCGACTAATAATCAAAACGTTTGTATATTCGGTAAGTTTTTCTCGTATTGTGATTTTCTTTCCGAGCAGAAGCTCTGCTTTTTTGTACCTGATAATTTCATCATCGTTTCCTGCGCTATCACAAACAGCATTGGCATCTAAATCTGGTACCAGGAACTCAAGAAGCTCCTCAAGATTTGCTATAGGTCTGTATGTGTATGTCTTCTTTACTCTTCCTAATGGCAGAAATAAAATATAATGCTTGTCACTATTGTTCGTAAAACAGTAAGCATATTCTTGGGAAACACCTGATAATTCACTTACATCATGCTGTGATATGGCGCGAACTAAGTCGGATACTGTATCACCAAAATATCCTGACATTCCTAACACAGCCTGTTCAGCATCTATACATGTAAGAACATCTTCTTTATTAAATAATTTATTATCCATTTTTATTCATCCTTTATACCAAAAGGCACAAACTCGTCATCTTTCTTAATTTCAAAATTATTAAACAAATATATTAGTGACAAGCTATTCACAATCACATCGCTACCAGTTCCATTAAAGTCAATATCGTGAATGACTATAGCTTTTATACTATTGTCATATCTGTTCTTTAGTACGATTTTCTTTCCCAGCAGAACCTCAGCTTTTTCAGCCTGGCTATAAACACACTCTGAACTAAAAGAGTAGAAAAGAGTAAAGAGTTCATCAATACTATTGAAAGGCCTATACATATTAAATTTTTTAGTAGCCTTATCAACGGGTAAAAAGAACATATAACTTGCACCATTATTACTCTTAAAACAATAAGTCTCATTTGCATTAACGCTTGCTAGTGTTCCTATATCACTTTGTCTTATCTTAATAGCTAAACTATGTAAACCATCACAAAAATATCCGTTTGTACCTACAACGGCCTGGTCAGCTGTTGCAACTGTCAATATATCTTTACTATCAAATAGCTTATCCATTGTTCACCACCTTTTAAATCTGCGTTTAAACGTATATAATAATTTCATCATTCTCATTTTCTGAGGCATCGCCAGGAATATATGTCCAGTCTAATACCTCGTTATCTTTGTAATTAATATAATCATATATGTTCAAATCACAGTCTTGATTATAAAGATGAAGAATTAGATCAGGACGTTTTTCTTTCAGCATAAGTAGCTTTATTAGAGTTTTAAGTTTCATTTTATTTTCTAATACCTTACATAAAAATCATCAGTCATGATATTCTCTTGACTCCAACATCTTTTCATATTCAGCTTCAGCTCTGTCTTCATCTTCAATTCCATTCTGCTCGTACATATCAAGTGCATCGTAGTAGTCGTCATCGGAATCAAAATCTTCAGGCTTTGGATATCTCATCATCTTAGTGTCTCCTGTATTTATTGTGCGTCTAAGACAGCTGGAATATTGAAATCAACTTTCTCAAATCTGTAAGTCTGCGTAGCATTAGGATATTTCTCTCTATCCACCTCAGACATGAACATATCAAGCGGGCGTGCACATGTGCATATCGGTGTATACAAAGACTTGTATATAACCAGCATTTCTCCTGTCTCTGAGTGCTTAGCGATATCAGTAACAAGATAATACTTGCCTTTAAAGTGACGGTAAATTTCGTGGGCTTTAGGCTGTGGTCTCTGTGAGTGTGAGTTTTCTGTATCTAACATATCTATTCTCCCATTTCAAAATATGCAAATGCCAATACTAATATAGTTATAACTATCAACGCAGTCATTTAAATACCTCCTGATGAACCAAAGCGTCCATCCTGTCTATCGGATGGAGTTAATGCAGCTTCTTTACTGAGCACTACGTTACGCTCATATGGCATGATGATTAGCTGTGCAATACTTTGACCTGCGTATACTGTTTCATATTCAGCAGGGTCGTATGACACTTTAGGTCTTCGTGCCAGGATATGTATAGGACCTCTGTAATTGCTATCGATGATACCTACGGATACATCAATACCACGCAGGCTGGCTGAACTTCTTGCTGTAACCATACCAAAGTAACCTGTTGGTATTTCAAGGCATACCTTAGTATCAATAACTACAGGGTCATCGGTAAGCTTTACATCAGCAGGAACGAACAGGTCAAAGCCTGCGTCGTCCTGATGTGCTTTAAGCGGGAGGATACCTCCATGCTGTAATTTGAATTTAACAGTCAGCGGAGTTGTCATTGTCATCCTCATCAAAGTCTTCAAATGCTTCTTTGCCAATGATAGGTTCAAGCATAGGTCTAACTGCTTCAGAAACTTTACTGTGAAGGTCTACAAGAATATCACGTGATATAGCTTCAAGCTTAAGGTCATGCGATACTCCCTTACCTGATGACTCACTGTTCTTAAGAAAGTCACAGTACATTTCAGACTTGATGATAGATGCTGTAAGTGCGTGTACAAGTAGGAACGCCTGAGCACTGGTAATCTCAAGCGTTATCTTCTTATTGATATTTTTCATATAAACCCCTCTATAGAAAAATTAAAGTGTGTTGATAATATTTCTTTTATCTGAATTAAAAAGCTTCTCACCATACGCGAGCTTTAGTTCATCAATTCTATCTACAAGCTCAGGTAGAGTATGAACTTTACCCGCACGTATGATATTCATTGTTCGTACGGGTGTAACTATTCTAGTACTATATACTGCGTACCGGCGGTGGTCTTCTATAAATTCAAGTATATTCATATTACTCATATAAGGTCGCTGCTTAGGTCATTAAGCCTGTCTTCTATAGCGTCAGCCGCAGTACAATACAAATCCTCTGCGATAAGACTTGCAAACGCATGGTACTTCTGGTCGGACCTAAGCATTATGTATGCGTCAGTGTACTGCTGGTCTTTGATAAGCTTCAGCACTTCAGTTAAAAATATAAACTCGTTCATGAGAATACCCTGCGTTTCCTATATTCCATTCGCAGCTCTTTATCTGTAGGTAGATTATTAGCTTCTTCGTTTGTCATCAATCTGTACGCTGTGTAAGTGCCGTAACTGATATGCAATAATTCGCAAATATCTTTTACCTTCATACCGTGCACTGCAAGAGTACGTATGCGCAACCACATATCATAGGTTCTCCGATGTGGTATCTTGCGTTTGTATTTCTCAAATTGAGCAAGTCTCATATCAAGTTCAACGACGTGATGATGAAGCTCGTCAACTTGCTGCTGTAGTTCTGTCATACGTTCAAGCAACTGCACGGTAAGACTTCTTCGTGCCATAGTGACTCCTTAATTATAATATGTAGTATGCAATTAACAACTGCATACTACAACACAATTTCAAAATTGCGACACAGGTCTAAGCTATTCTGAAGTCGTCGCCAATCTCGGCTTCACAACCGACAGGAAAACCTGCAAGCCAATCTGGAACAGCACTCATGCACTCTTCCATAATACGCTTTGTTTCCTCTGCCTTATCCTCAGGTACTACTGTAATCCAGGCGTCGTGGATGTTAGCCTTAAGGTCAATGCCACGCTCCTGCATACGACAAGCCTGCCAGCCTAGCATCATAAAAGCGTATGCCTGGCATAGGTTCTCGACAATAGCCCCAGAATATATTTTCGTTGGGGTTGGCTTGCCATGCGTTATGCGGTCATAGATAGTTTGACCCTCGTAAAAGCGTAGGTTTGGATACCATAGACGGTAGCCGTTAGGCAAACCTAGATAAGCGCAATTCATCTGTGTGCATGGAATATGGGCACGACCATAACTGAACTCATTATGAGCACCAAATGTTCCATACTCCTTGAGTTCCTGCACACTAGCGAGGAAGCGTATTACTTGGTCAGCGTATTTCCATAATGCTGTAATATAAGGATTAGCATTGCGATACACTGCGTGTGCATGCTGTGCTTTCTGTGAATGAATATTCAAATCTTCATCAAGCTTAATGCCTGAACGTAACAATGTTTCAGAGAACTTAGTTGCACCTGAGCCATAGCCTAGCTGAAGCACGGCGGTCTTACCTACGTTACGTTCCATCTTCAGCTTGTTATGCTCAGGATGGTCATTCTGTTTTGCACCGTCATGTATTTCCTGAGCAGTCTGTCCAAAAATCTTACTTGCCATCTCCGCGTATGGATCACGCCCAGTTCTGAACTGTGCAACCAGGTCCTCCTGTCCTGCTACCCATGCAAGTATGCGGGCTTCAATCTGAGATGAGTCACAGGCTACAACCTTGTACCCTGCAGGTGCTTTAATTGACTCACGGATAGCAAGCTTACTAGGGTCACGCTTGCTCAGGTTCTGGAAGTTAAGTCCGTCTGATGTACCCTCGTTGCCAGCGGTGTATCGGCCAGTGTGTGCCTTGTATACACCAAGCATAATAGGGATAGGCTTGCCACTGAAAGTTAGCAGATTGTTTGCTCGTGATTTCTGAATAGAGCTATTCTGTTCAAGTCTTGCACGTACAAGGGCCACGACGCGTTCGTCTGAATGTTCAAGCAAAGCTGTGAACTCAAGGTCTGTCTTCGATATAGCAGGGATATTCTTCTGCTGTTTCTCACTCCACTTCATAGGGCATGGACAGCCTAAAGATTCTAAAAGCTTAGGGAACT